TATAGTCGTTCCGAAGAAAACTTCCATGACAAATATACACCTTACTGGATCAAGGGAGAATCAGGTACAGTTACTAGTACCCGAACTGCTCAAGGGTGGGGGTTTATTAAGGCTGGGTTAATTCACAGACTTAAAATTGATAATTTTACTCAGGAGATGCGAGACTGTCGATTGTTTGTGTATCCAGAAACTGACAGCGATAACTTATTTAAATCAACAACAGATAAAGACTTTACACGATTAACTAATCCTAATCAAAAGAAATGGATCAAGTCTCTAACTAAAGATATTCCAATATGGGTGTTTAATAGTGAGAATTACAGATTTGAGGTTTCTTTAAAAGGTATCAAGTCATACTTTGGTCCAGCTGCAGGTTTTAAATATTTAGACTTACTGCTATATAATAAACGATGTAAATTTATTTTTTACGATTATAATCAATTAAGTTTAGACTGGTTACAGCATTTGGTGGAAAACTGGGACGGTCACGACATTGTTACGTTTTTAAATAATCAAGATGATAGTTTTAAATCTAAATTTAAATTTGTTCACGGCAATTTTGAAAGCAATGAAGCTTTGTTACATCGACAGTTCGGCGGTGAAGAACATTTTAAAGAGTTGTGGCAACGATTTAAAGAGTGCGACATAAAATTTGCGCAGTGTAATTTATATGATCCTGAAAGTGTTAAAAAATTACTAGTTCGATCACAACACGAAGAAGTATTCTTTTATTACAGCAATATTTTTTCTACAGATCACTTGTTTGTTGATCATACTATTGACGAGGTTACTGAAATATACAATACGTTTAAAAAGACAGTTATAGATAGATTTCAAATAGGAGTGTTGTTTGGCACAGACGAAGTAGGCAAATGGAAAATTGATAATCAAGATAGTAAAACTGATCATAAAAATTTAGTATTAGCTGATGCTTCTATGAACTTTGCCTATGTTGATGGCGAAACACTTCATAGTACATCAAGAAATAATTGGAAGGGATGGCAGTGTAGTACCGGCCTTAATTCGATATACATAGACTTTGATGGTAATGTATGGCGAGGCACTTGCCGAGTAGGCGGGTTTGTTGGTAATGTGCACGTGGCAACAGGGTTAGACCAAGGAATTTATTTAAAAGCCGGTGAGTGGGTTACTTGTACAAAAACATTATGTTCTTGTGCTGCAGATATGAATACTCCAAAGGTAAAAAAAGTTGAGCACATAGCAACGTTTTTTCCTACTCTTAAAACTAGAGCCCGTATTAAATTACTTAACCCGGTCCCAGACAGTAGCATCCAACCTGAAATAATTTTTTCTAAGGACTTTCATAGGCATAAATTTATTTCATGGGATCTAGGAAGACGTTGTAATTTTGATTGCTGGTATTGTAGTAAAAACAGTCACAACAATTATGAACAGCAAAAAAATCTAGTAGAGCTTACTCATGCTTATGAAAATTTAAATAAGTATTGGATTGACGATGTTAAGGCCAAATTTAGTTTTACTGGGGGTGAACCTGCGATCTATAAAGATTATTTGCCGTTTGTTAAAATGTTACGAGAAAAAGGTCACACTATTTCTACAACAACTAACGGTAGCGCAACCGAACAATATTACGCAGAATTAGCACAGTACAGTAGTATAACATTTAGTATTCATTTAAGATACGTTGAAAAATTTGGATTAGAAAAATTTACCAAAGCGGTTAGAGGGGCAGTAGATGCTGTTCTAAAAGCTAGAACATCGGGCGGGCCGGGATCGTCAATGTGGATTGGTGTACGGATTATGTTAGAGCCCGGATATAAAGATCTAGCAGAAAAGTGTTACAATGAATTTAAACAGTTGTTCCCATCTCTAAACAGCGTGGCGGCACAGGCACTTCATGATCAAAACGCTGAACAAAAAATAAAAGTCTACGCAAAAGAAGAAATGGATTGGATTATTAATGCTAACGGATAATGGAGCAATGTGTTTGTTGCCATGGGACAGCGTTGCGATTAGGGCCGGTGGTAGAGCAGAACCTTGTTGTAGATTTTGGCCTTCTACAGAATTCTTAGAAGGTAGTAAAATAGCAATCGATTTTAGAAAATCAAAGCCGTGGCGCAAACTACAGGAAGACATGCTAGCCGGTAAGAAAACTACCGCATGCCAACAATGCTATAAACAAGAAGATGTAGGCGGTATGAGTACACGAACTTATAGTTTACAAGATACTGAATTACCTGCTACAACAGAATTACGGCATATTAAAATGTTAGATATTGCGTTTAGTAATTTATGTAATCTTGCGTGTGTTAGTTGCAGTAGGAACTATTCGACTACATGGGGTACTGAAGACTACAAAGCAGGAAGAATAGGAAAAGAAATAAAAGTTCTTATAGACCATCCAACTTCAATAGTCGATAACTTAGATTTAAGTCAATTAACTACATTAAAAATATTCGGTGGAGAACCGTTTATGGATCAGGATAAGTTCATTCACTTAATGAAAAAATTAGATTTATCTAAGATCAAATTACTAGTATCAACTAATGGAACTAGTTTACCAAATAAAGAATTAAAATCTTTAATGGATCAATGTGCTTCGATATGTTTAGATGTAAGTCTAGATGGGCTAGGGTCTGTAAATGATTGGTATCGCTGGCCAAGTAAATTTACAGAAGTACAACAAATAATGAATCAATATAACGAATGGTGGGGTGAAAAAGATAATGTTACACTGGCCGTACATAGCGTTATTAGCATTTATAGTATTTTTACATTAGATCAATTTATTATGTTTATGACTAATAATTATCCTAAATGGGAGTTAGATTGGGACTGGGTGTCTGGACACGCATGGCAAATGTTATCAATTGTACCAGAAGATCAGAAACTACAGTTAACAGACCAACTAACAAAATGGGAATCTACTATCAAGGGCAATTGGAATGTAGCCAAAGGCAATCCGTTTAAGAGATCAATAGTTGAATTGTCTCGCCCACCGACAAGTGATATTAAAGAATTTTGGGAAAGATCGTTGTTATTAGCCAAAGAACGTAAGCTAGATTTACTCAAAATGGTTCCTCATATTACTAGATTGCTCGAACACCCGGTTGACAATGCCCGAGAATGAGCATATAATATATGTATTGTTAAACAAACAGGAGCAGAGATGGCTACTAAAGCACCAGCAAAAAAGACCCGTGTAACTAAAGCACAAGTTACAGCACACCGTACTCGTGCTGTTAAAGATCATAGCCCAGTTTGGGAACATGTTGAAGCTATGGATGCTAACCAATTTTTGCGTCACTGGCATCGTGCTATGGAATACTACCGATTAGAAGTTAGCAATAAAGATTTGAAGCCAGCTGTTCTTAAATGGATGGCTACTGTTGGTTGTACTAAAGAAGACATTGCAGCATTTAAGAAAACTAAAGATAATAGATGCAATGGTACAATGGGAGCCATTGCTAGTTGTTTGCTCCGCGGTATGCCGGCTGTGCGGGCAGACTTCAATGACGGGCGCGATACTACTGTTTGGCTACGAGCTGAAATTGTTAAGGTCATAAACGATGGTAAAGGTGATGCAGACGAAGAAGAGGCGGCATTGGCAAAAGAAGCTGGCAAAGCTACCGTTTACGTTCCAACTATTCAAGAACGTGTACGCGAAGCCGCTATGCGTATGACAGAAGAAATTGAAAATGCCGTCGAATCGTTTCATGCTGACGCAGAAGCATTTGATCCAAAAGCATTTAAGATGCTTAACTTGCTCAAAGCAGTTGAAGCAAAGGCAGCTCACGCACGGATCATTAAAGAGTTCTACTCTAAAGATTTAGCAGAACTTGAAGAACTTGCTAGCGGCAAGGCTGACGAACAGTTAAAAGAAGGGTACAGCCACCGCAGTCGTAAGCAGATTAAGAACCTAATTGCGTTCTATCAAGAAATTATGGCGGCTTGTACTATGTTGGCACAAGAAGCTAAAGTTAACAAGAAGCCTCGTGCTAAGAAAGCTGTCCCAGCAGAAAAGATTGTTGCTAAACTCAAGTTCATGAAGACTAATGAGCCGTTAAAACTTGTTAGTATCAATCCTGTTGACATCATCGGAGCAGGCGAACTATGGGTTTACAATACAAAAAGTCGTAAACTTGGCAAGTATGTAGCAGCCGAGTTTAATACACTTGGTGTTAAAGGTACTACAATTACCGGGTTTAACGAAACTGCCAGTGTGTGTAAAACACTTCGCAAGCCAGAAGAGAAACTTAAAGAGTTCAAAGCCGCTGGCAAAGTACAGTTACGTAAATTCTTAGACGACATCAACGCTACAGACACTAAAATGAACGGCCGTCTAAACGAAGAAATTATTCTACTTAAAGTAGTATAAGGGTTAGCAAAACATGGATAAATACTCGAAAGAGAGTATTATCCATGACCCAATTGCTTACTATCCAAGAAGATAAAATTGTTATAAAAACCCTAGTTTTAGAATCAACTTCGGGTACAGTAACACACGACGGCACACTTAGCGTTAGTAGTGACCTCGCAGTAGGCGGTACTATAACAGCCGGTACCGTTAAAGTTAAAAACTTAATTACAGAATCTGGAACTATTGAAGGTGTTGGGCAATGGACTGTTAATACCGAAGAAGAACTAAACGGCAAAGGTTTAGGTTGGACTTGGGGTCTGGGCAATGTACAGTTAATTTATAAAAATGGTGGCAGAGTTTGGACCAACGGGGATATTGATCTTAACCGTGATAAGTCTTACAAAATTGATAACACCACTGTTATCGGTCTAACTCAACTAGGCACGCAAGTTAAAAAGAGTAGCTTAACAGAAGTTGGCAATTTAAAGAAATTAGCCGTAGACGGTGATGCTACTATTGGTGAGTTTGTATTCTTTAATTCATCAGTTAACCGTGTCGGAATTAACATTGAAAACCCACACGGTGTTATAAGTGTTGTTGAAAACGATGTTGAAATCATTATCGATTCTCCAAGTGTAGGATTGGCTACTGTTGGAACTTATACCAATCATGATCTAGCCTTAGTAACAGATAATACTGCTCGCATTACAATAAAAAATGACGGCGAAGTCCACATTGGTGAAGAACGTTATAAAAACGGTGTGTTACGTGTGTACGGAACATTGTTTGCTGAAAACATAATTTCTGATACCAGATTAGAGAAATCAACTTCACTAGAATTTAGAGCAACGGGCGATGATAACATTTATGGAAAAGGCCTAGTATGGTTGGGCAACGGTACAGCAAAACAACTAACAATTCAAGCTAATCCTGATAGACTACTATCAACAGAGTCATTAGAACTAGCGCAAGATAAACAATATTATATTAATGGCTCTGTTGTATTATCCGCACACGGTCTTGGGCCAAATGTAACAGAATCTAACTTAACAGCAATCGGCACACTAAAATCATTAGTAGTTAAAGGTGAATCAAAATTCTTAGGGCCAGTAGATGCTGATTCAATTACGGTTAAATCACTAGCAGTACAGGCGTTATCAGGTACAGACTCGTTTGCTGTTAATGTTGATGGTCACCAGGCATTTTACGCAGATGATTTAAAAATTGAAATTGGCAACAAATTAAATAGTCGACGAGTTGTTAAAGTATTTGGACCACTAAGTGTCGGCATCAATAACCCCGACCCAACTGTAGACTTAGCAGTTAAGGGAAATATTAGTTTTGCTGATAAAAAGTTCACAACTGGGACGGGTGCGCCTGCGACTGGATTAGCAACTAAAGGCGACATTTGTTGGAACTCAAACCCTGCCGAATTTACATATATTGGTTGGGTGTGCGTTGCTACTGGTGAGCCTGGAACATGGTTACCGTTTGGCGCTATTGTACGCCAATAACATTGACTTTACGCTATAAAAGCGTATAATTACTATATCCGGACTTAGACGCTCATCCCGGAATATAAACTCTGCGTGTCATTGTTAACTAGGAGATATAACAATGGCCACTTTACAACCTGTCGCTTACAAGTATACAAGCACAAAAGAATATCACGACGCATTTCCTTGCGCCTATCGTCAATGGCGAGCTGATAGTCACTGTAATCTAATTCACGGCTATTCATTTAGCATGAAATTTTACTTTGGCACCAACGACTTAGATGTCCGCAATTGGGCGGCCGACTATGGTGGTTTAAAAGAACTTAAAAAGATTTTAGAAGATCAATTTGATCATACACTTATTGTGGCCGCAGATGATCCAGAAATGGAAACCTACAACTTGTTAGTAGAAAAGAAAATGGCTAAGATAGTTGTTTTACCAAAACTAGGATGTGAAGGTCTTAGTGAAATGCTGTACAAGTATGTTAATGGTGTGTATATTCCAGACATGTGGGGTGATGGCGAAGCAAAGCGCCTATGGTGCTATCGTGTAGAAGTACGTGAAACTCAAAGCAACATGGCCTTTACTGAAGGTCACCGTGAATGGAATGAAGATTTATTTGCGTAAATTTTGGCACGTTTGGGCTAAAGCATTAGGTGAGAAAGCAGGCAGTTCGGACGTAGAAGCGGACCGAATTGCTTGTATTAGAACGCTGATTGTGTTAATATACGTTATTACAAACTTTTTTATAATCGCAGGCGTCATAAGGCATTGGTAATGGGCAAAATAGGCTTCGCATGTAAATGGATCGATCATGCAGATCAGGTTAACGGCATCAAACCTAATGATGATGCTAAGAAATATAACACAGGCAGTACCACTGTCGCGTGGTTAAATAGACAGAGCAAAGACGTAGCAGAGCAAAAACTCTGGGACCTAATGGTTCAAAATATCACGTCAACTAAAATGCTTGTAGAAAGAGTAGGAGCTCTCGATGAAAATCTTCGTATGGTGCGTATTAGCAGTGATATTCTTCCTGTGTATACCCAGTCTGATTGGAGTTACTTTTGGCGTAGGCCTGATGTTGTTAGCTATCTCGAGCGCAATTTTATCCTTGTTGGTAATAGTGCTCGTGCAAGCAATACCCGTCTTTCTTTTCATCCTGGCCAGTTTACTGTGCTGGCTAGCATTAACGAGGGTATTGTCCAACGATCAATAGAGGAGTTTGAATATCATGCCGATATGGTCAGATACATGGGCTACGGTAAGGCCTTCCAAGATTTTAAAATCAACGTACACATCTCGGGTAAACAAGGTCCCGAAGGCATACGAAGTGCCTACAAACGCCTTACCCCCGAAGCCCGGAATTGTATTACAATTGAAAACGAAGAAAACGCATGGGGAATAAATGACTGTTTATCTATTAGCGATGTCGTTCCTATTGTGCTCGATGTACACCATCATTGGATTCGCGAAGGGGAATATATCCTTCCGACAGACGATCGCGTTAAGCGTGTCGTGGATAGTTGGCGTGGTGTGCGCCCTACTATGCATTATTCAGTTAGTCGTGAAGATTATCTTGTGGGGCATGACGGACTTACCGCTCCTGTTCACAGCCAATTACTTCTAGATGGATATAAGAAACAAAAGCTGAGGGCACACAGCGACTTTTATTGGAATCAAAAAACAAACGAATGGGCAATAACTTTTCTAAACCAGTTCGACATAATGTGCGAAAGCAAGGGCAAAAACCTCGCCAGCATGGAACTGTACAATCAAGCCAAAAGCTATCTCGAGAACAACTAATATATCGGTTGGAAACTCTTAGGGAAGAGCTAGAAGAAAATCCTAATTTAAATGAAGACCGTAAGGTCCGAATTCAAGAAGATATGGCTCGCTACTCTGAGCAACTAAACAAGTTTTAATATAAGGGCACAAGGCCCTTATATTATTTTGCTACTTTAGGAGCACGTGGCTTCTTGGCCGCTGGCTTTTTAGTAACTGGCTTTTTAGCTGGGGCAATAGATTCAACTACCGCTTGTACAGCTTGTTCAGATACTACTGGAGCAACTTCTACTACCGGAGCAGGAGTTGGGGCAACTTCTACTTTGTAGGGTGCTGCCTCGACTACTACTTCGTTTTTACTAAACAAACTTTTGATGAATTTAATCATGGTTAATCTCCTGTGTTCTATTTATAGGTAAATATCATTATGTATAACTTTATTAAGCATATTACGCTCAACGAAGGCAAAACGCCTAAGACGCTAGAACTATTTAAATTACCTTACACTAAGGACGAGCTAGAACCGGCGTTAAGCGAAGATGCTATCAACTACCATTATGGCAAGTTATACAAAGCATACGTTACACGTTTTAATGACGGAGAGGGCGATGCAGACTTTAATGAAGCGGGTGCGTTTTTACACCGTATTTTGTTTAGTCAGTACCAATCACCAACAAGTACTAACACTCCAGACGGCCCTATTGGAGAGTTTATAACCAAGCACTTTAAAACATTTGATCTCTTTAAAGAAGCGTTTTTTAAGACAGCAATGGGTATTCAAGGTAGTGGATGGGTGTATCTAGCTCGAGATGGTAAAATCAAAACCATCGTTAATCACGAAATTAAACAAGACATTGTGCTACTTGTGGACTGGTGGGAACACGCTTGGGCATTAGATTACCAGTCAGATAAGAAAAAATATTTAGAAAATCAATGGAAAATTATCAACTGGAATGCTATTAGTGCTACAGTTGGCCTAGCGTCTTAAGACTACTAGCAGGCATATCCCAAACTCGCCGTGCTTCAACGCCCTTACTCTGGGCAAACTTCTTAGCATCACAATCACTACACACATGGTAATATTTGTCGCTTACTCGCTTGGGCGACATGTTACCCTTGTCGCGCCTAAATACCGTTTGGCAACTATCACACCTTATTACTAGTACTGATTTTTTACGCATATAGGTATGCATTGTACCGTATTTGCTTTTACGATAATGGGGAGTGTTAACGAATTCAGTGCTGATATACATCATGTATTTACATTAAGGTTATAAAATGGTATTGATAAATATCATAACAAGGACCTAATGTGATCACAATTTCAGAGTCGGCAAAAGTAAAAATTAAAGATTTACTATACGAAGAAGGTAACCCTAAATTAGCGTTACGTACTTTTGTTCAGGGTGGGGGCTGTAGCGGGTTTAGTTATGGCTTTACATTCGACGATGTTATGAATGAGGATGATTTTGAAGTCCCATTAGACGAGTTTAGAGTACTTGTAGACAGCATGAGCATGCAATACTTACAAGGCGCAGAAATAGACTATAAAGAAGAACTCATGGGCAGTTCTTTTACAATTAAAAATCCCAACGCACAGACCACGTGTGGTTGCGGATCAAGCTTCGGAGTTTAAGAAAAATGGCAAAACAAATAATTGATATCGGTGTACAAGGTAACGACGGCACGGGCGATAGTATTCGCGAGTCGTTTCGTAAAGTAAATGAAAATTTTACACAAGTTTACGGAATATTAGGTGGCGACACAATTAAGTTTAATGCCCTTGATGATGCCCCAAGTAGCTATGATCCCGATCAAGTTATTATGGCTAGTCATACTGGTGATAGACTTACTGCCCGTACAATTGTTAGTACTGATAATTCAATTGCGTTTACTACTAGCAATAACGGTCAACTTGATCTTAGATCAAATGCCGGAAAGTTAATCAATGAATATGAACCAACCTTAGGTGCTCCGTTAAATGCGTTCTTAGGTATTGGTAACGTACAAGCACCAAATCAAACATTAGTTGATGCGTTTAATGCTATCTACGCAACACCTGGATTTAGTATCACAGTCGACGACTTGGTTATTCCAAAGGGATATGCTGATGATAGATATATCCAAAGAGCGGCTACTGGTACGTTAGGTGACCCATTAAAAGTACGTAACGAACCAATTGCCCCTGATACTACCGACCCAGATTACGATGTAAGATTAACTAGTAATTATTTAAAAACTGAAGCAATTCAGCGCCAACACGTAGTATATCGTGGTGGCGATAAAATGACTGGAGCATTAACTCTACATGACCATCCGTCGCCGATGGCTGGACAAGGTACCCCAAACAGTG